ATTTTATCTCTAACTTTAACTCTTGCCATAATATCAGTAACATCTTTAAAGTCTTTCTTATTAAAGCCATACTGTATCTTTCTAAATCTTTTAAAATACATATTAGAATCCTGCCTTTATTACTTCTTTTGTTACTATTGCCATCTCTTTGAAAGTTAATTGCATATTGATTATCTGTGGTGAAGCACCTTGGTCATCTGGTTTTAGTGTCGTAAACTTATCTCCAGGTGCATAATCAAGTTCCATATCTGTCAATACACATTTTGTAATTCTAGGTATATATTCATTCTGTTTACTTCTATACATATATGTTATCTGAAACTGTGAAGGTGATAAAAAGAATTGTTGGTCTTGTGTCATTGAAGGTAACATATGAAATTTGAATGCTTCTATTATTTTATGTGTTTGTTGTAGTTCTGATTCATTTTTAGGTGCGAATGTAAAATTATAATTAAAGTCTCTAAATGGCTCAGATTTAAATGCTAACTCCATGTTTGGGTTTATTGCCATACCTGCTGCTCTTCCAGCAAGACCAAAAACACCAGGTGAAACCGCCTCTAAAGCAGCTAATGTAAGTTTTGATAAACCTGCAAGTGAAGCGCTACCAGCAACATCTATAAGATTATCTGCACCTACTAGTCCACCTAATATACCTGTGTCAGCATTTTCATACTCAGAAGAATATTTGAATTTAGTTTCAGGTGGTGTATATAATACTATTGCTTCTGTGAGAAGATTGTGTGTGCTACTAAACTTATCTCTAGGACCACTTTCAAAAAGTGCTTTATAACCTTCTATGTCTGCTTGAGAAGGTTGTTTAGAAAATTTAAAAAAATCTTTTGCTGATTGTAAATCCTCAGTAAAACTTCTTTCTAAAAAATCCATAGTGCCTTCTACTGCTTTACCACCAACTTCACTAACTGTTTTTTCAATTTTATCTACAAGCGCACCAGATGCCGTGTTTGTTTCTCCAGTAAATAATTGTGGGTCTAAACTTGTAATAGATGATTTTTCATTAATAAATATTTTAAATTCCATGTAATGTCCATCACCTAATTGACCTACCTCTTGTGGATAGTAATAATGTTTAAAACTTAATGGGTCTGCTTCAAGTGGTTTTATATCACTATCTTTTAAATTTAATTTAGATGATTGTTGCATACGAGCAGATAACATTTGTGCTGTCTCGTTCTGTGTCGTATTTGATTGCCCAAATAATAGATTGGACATGTTTCTAAGTATACTCATAGTTACCTCTCGTTATCTCTTATATTTATACGATAAATAGTCATGTGAGTACATCAAAAAAGAATAAAACTTATAGAGCACCATATAAAGGTGTCTTTAGACCTAACAATCCTAAGAAGTATGTTGGCGATAGTCGTAAGATAATTTATCGTTCTTCTTGGGAGAGAAAGTTTATGTCTTATTGTGATAGAAATCCAGACATTGTAGAATGGGCAAGTGAAGAAATGTTTGTACCCTATGTTAGTCCTATTGATAAAAGAGTTCATAGATATTTTCCTGATTTTCTAGTTAAGACTAGTTCTGGTAAGAAAGTCATGGTTGAAATTAAACCTGCGATACAATGTAAACCACCTAAACCTCGCTCTCGTAAAACTAAAAGATATCTTCAAGAGCAATTAACATTTATTAAAAACATATCTAAGTGGCGAGCTGCAAAAGAATATTGCTCTGACAATGGTCTTGAATTTAAAATCTTTACAGAAAAAGAATTAAATATTAAAAATTAAGCTTTATCACCTGATGTAATAGCGTCTCCTCTAGTACTAGCTCTACCCGTACTATTGTCTTGAGCAATATTATTGTTAGTATGAATATATGTATTAGCAGAATTTACATTAGGAGTAGCATTTGCTTGATTAGCAGCACCACCGCCTAGTCTCATTAATTCTTCTCTAGCAAATTGATTTCTCATATCAAACGCTCTTTTATTTTCATCTTTTTGAGCGTCTGCTAACATTTTTTTTTGTTCTAATTCATCTAATTTACCACCTAAACCTAACATTCTAGGAACAAAATCAAAATCACTAGTCTGTTCTCTTGATATTTTACCTGCTTCTACATTAGACATGCCTTCTTCATTTATTAATCTTTCCTTCATTTCTTGTTGTGTTTCATTAGGTTTTCTTTTCAAAGGGTCCTCTATAAGACCTAACATTTTACCTACTTTATATATTCCTTTAATTAAAAATGCGATGGCAGCCGCTAAGGCAATAAATTTTACTGTAGTTAGAACCATGGATAATACATTGGATTTTGTTTCTTTTTCTTTATTTTCTATTGATTCTTCTTCTAATTTATTTCTCTTTGTAAATATTGATATTGACTTTGTTATAGGTTTTGCAAAACTACCTAATGTGCGAAAAGTTTCACTTACACCATCTTTAATATTATCAAAAACATCCAAAAGTGGGTCTGGTATAAAATCTCTTGCACCCACAGTATCTTTCACTTTTTGCATAGGTAATCTATCACCTAATACTTTACCTTGTTCTCGTAATAATTCATTTTGACTTTCAAGAGCATCCTTTAACATTAATAATCTTTCAGGATTAGCGTCATCACCTTTTGATTTTTCTTTTGCAATTTGCTCTTCTAAAAAACTAACCTCTTTTTGTTCTTTAATATATTCTTTTTGTTTTTCTATAATTTCTTTTTCATTTAATATATTGACTGTATTTTGTTTTGTCACCTCAGCAGGCACGCCTAACTCTTGTAATTTTTGTACCTCTGCAATGGCAGATTTTCTTTCTTCAGCTATTTTAGCAAGTTCTGCCTCTCTATCAGCGTCTTGTTTAGCATAAAAATCTTTTAAACCTTGTATCATTGGGTCTACTAATTTTTCACTTGCATTATCTAGTCTATCTATTTGTCCACTATCAACATCATCTGATATTGTTTTAGTAAGTCTTTCAACCTCTTCAGGTATTCTAATGATAGAAGGTATAGCATCCATAAATGGTGCAAATACCTTCTGCATTGATTCTACTAAAGGTTGTAGTTCTTCTTGTGGTAGTTCTACATGTGCCATTATCTTCTAACTAGCGAGCCTCCAAAATATAACCCTATAATTGATGATACAACATGGGTATCAAGTGGTGTGATTACTAAACCAGTCATTGGTTTCCATTGTGTCATATCATAATCACTAGCAAATATCCACCAACCTTGTGATACTGTTTCTGTATAACCAACATAGATTGGCATGGTTGGGTCTATGAACGGTGCAAGTTTTGGTATAACTAAAATTGCTAAAACAGATATTAAAGCAATCCATCTCCTTGTGTGTTTTGTAAATTGGTCTTGTACATCTCTTGCTTTATCTATTTGTTTAGCTGCAAAATCAGCTCTTTGCATTAACATTTTTTGAGCGTCAGCGGCGTCTTTGCCTTTTTGAGCCATAATAGATAATACACCACCAAGGACCGTACTTGTTAGCATAGACAATAATTCCATTGGTATCATTTCATCTTCTCCTGTCTTCTTCTCTCTTTTTCATTTTCTTCTTTTATGTAATTCACTAAGAGACTTACATATATATCTCTTTCCCATGGTATCATATTTTCAATCTCTGTTAAACTATATTTATGATGTTGCATAAGTGCAAAATTCGTTTCAAAATATGCCTCTAGGTTATTGTGGGAGAGGCATACGAAAAAAAATCAGATAACCCCCTAAAGGTCACCATACTTTTAACTTTTGTTTTTGGGTTTTCTACCTCTACCTCATGTTTTAATTGTGGCATACTATCAAAAAACTTTTTAATTTCTACTAAAGATTCTTGACTTAAACTATCAAAAAATTCTACAAGTTCTGTTCTGCTAGTATCTTTTGCTGGATATATTTTATCTCCCTCAAAAATATGGTCAACGCATGAGTATATTATTTCAAATATATCCTCAGTTTTACCGTCTGTTATATTTTTACTAACCTTGGCAACATCTAGCGTAGGATATGCAAAAACAACACCTAGATTTTTTTGTTCATCTAATATAATTTTATTTGTGTGGTTATCATCAACATGCACTTCCACACTACTCAAATCTACTTCTACCTCTGTATATGTTTTATGGTCATCAGGACACAAAACTCTAAACTTAGCAAGTTCACCTACTGACTTAGCTCTTATCTTTAAAAATATATACTCTATGTCAAATAAAGGTAATGTTTTACTCTTTAATTTTTTAAATGTACATTCATCAATTACTTTTGTAACTGCATTAAATATTTCATTTTCATCTTCTGATTCAGAAGCAATCATTAATATCTTTTCTTCTTTGACTGTGAATGGTCTAAACCCTATCTTTTCATCTCTTGAAGGTAAAGTCAATTCATAAGTTGGTACTTCTACTTTTGGTAATGCCATAATATCCTCACTTGTTTATTAAAAGAATGGTGGAAATACTCTTCCGCCTGTTAAATCTCCTATTGGTATTCTTCGTTTTAAATCTCCTAAAATTCCTTGTCCTGCTCTTCTCAATTCAGGTGGTAACATATTTAGTAGTCCACCTATTAGTCCGCCACCTGCATTTAATCTGCCTGGGTCATTTGCAATTGACTTATCAAAACCACCATCACCAAGTGCCACATCAGCAGTTTTAGTGATAAAATAATTTTGCCAGTATCTATATTTAAATGTAACAGTAAATTCTATTATATTATTATTGTCATATGATAGTGCTGGTGCCCCTATATTTACAGGGTAACAGTCATATAGTTTTACACCGTGTGTTAAATCATCTCTGGCTGCTGGGTCTTCTGATGAACCTGCTGAGTTAGCAAATTGTCCTAAATTAAATAAATCTATATCTGACACATAGTTATCATAAAACTCATAGTTATTTGATAAACTGTTAAAAGCAGACTTTTGCCATAATTCAAAATATTGTCTTTCTCTTAAATATTTATCTGCATAAAATGTTGCTGTTAAGTCACCATATGTGTGGTTGGTTACAAAGTGTCTAGCAGCACCTGGTCCTGTTACAATAGGTTCTGTTGTCATTGTTCTATCAGGCATTGTAATGCCTCTACAAATTGCATTTACTCTCCTACCATATTGTAATTGTATTCTTTCGTTTACTGTGGAAAATCCTTCTATCTCATTAAATGTTCCATAGTTACCTGCTAAATCATCCTCAGGACTTACATCTTCTATTTCATCAAATTCTTTTTGTGTTAATGAGCTACCTTTAGGTAATTGAAATGAAGCATAAAATCTTCCTGTTCTTCCAAGTCCTTCACCTTGCATAATGTATTGTAACATTTGATTTATTAATGCTGGTTTTGTTGAGCGTAAATCTGGATTATCAGGTGCTTGTCCACCTTCTATCTGTCTAAATCTTGGGTCTAATAAAATGTTGTCTAAAGACCTATCTCTAGGTATTCCTAGTCTAACATCTGAACCAAATATTTTTACCCCTCCTTTAAAAATTGCCATATTTAACCTCTACTTTGTCCGTATACATAACTTGCACTTCGTTTTTTAAATTGTTGTACTGGTAAATATACTGCTGTAGGAGCGTCTTGTAAATCTACCCTCATAAAACCTGACCTAACATGACTATACAAATATTTTTTTATTGTAGGTTTAACTCTTGCAAATCCACCTACTCTACCATAACTAACATCTAATCTTGTCGTTCTATCAAATTTACTGTTTGTAGCAAATCTCTGTAATTGATTTAACAATCTAAATCTAATTACAGGTGATAGATAATGAAAGTTCATACCTAAAAATCCACCTCTAAATGATTCTAATGGCAACACTAAAGGAAAGGTATCATAGTAAGGTAGTTTTTCTTTAAACTTTGGGTCATAGAAAAACAAATTTAATCTGCCTGCTGAAGGTCTTTGATTAATTTTACCTTGATTATATAACTTTCTAGCAGTTACAGTATCAGCAATACTAGATACTGCATTTTTGTACCATGTAGATGATTTTTTAGTACCACCTGTTTGGTCTGTTATCTTGTCAAATATACTTGCCATGTTACTATTTATACTAAAAAGGGCATACCTATTACTAGATATGCCCTAAAGTTTTTGACAGCGGAGAGAGATACCTCTATTCTTCTGCTAATTTTGAAAAATAATCTAATGTATCATCACTTTCACTAGCAGTTGCCTTAGAGGCGCCATCAGTACTTTTAACAGAAGCAGTAGATGTGGATGGGAGGTCTACATTTTCTACTGTATCTGTAGTCTTAGTACCTGTAATTACTCGATTCAGTTTCTCTTTGAGTTCCTCATACGATTTAAAATTACTAGGTTCTAAGAATGGATTTAGAGGATATTGTTTCTCCCATATCGCCTTGATACTTTCATCATTATCAGCGATAGCGGAAACACCCTCAAATTCTGATTTGTCATAATTCCAGAAACCATCAACCTTTCTAATCTTTAGTTTAAAGTTTGCACCTTTCCAGAAATCAAATGGATTAATTGGTGTTTCATCTTCAAACTCAGGTTGCATTGCCTCTGTAATTTTATCAAATATTTTTTTACCAAACTTAAACAGTTTTACTTGTCCTTCATTTTCAGGATGTGCTGGGTCTGATACTACAAGAACATTTGAATAGTAAGATAATTTTCTCTTACGATTTCTTGCCACTTGTTTATCTGATTCTGCACCTGTATTCCATAGTCTAGTGTTTTCTTCACTAACAGGGTCTTTATGACCTAGTGTAGTTAAAGAGTTTTCAATATACCAACCACCTGGTCCTTGAAATGCATGAGACCATACTCGTACCCATGGCATATCTTCACCTGATGTTGCTGGTAAGAATCTTAATACTGCATACCCATTACCTGTTTTATCAAGTTCTGGTTTCCACAGTCTGTCATCTTGGTATTTGTTTTTGTTTTTTGAATCCTCAGGATTGAGGTTTTCTTCTAGTGCTTTAGTTAGTTTATCAAAACCACTAGATGATGTTTTTAATGATTCAAAGTCCATATTATCCTCCGTATTATTGTATTAATATATTTTCGTATCTGTAGCAATGCTACACTACTATTTATAATAGTTACACCTATTATAGTACATTTATTTAAGTTTGTCAAGCATGGTTGAGTATGTGATATATTCAACATTTTTATTATTTACCCATGTATCTACTACACAATTTATAGGGTCGCTAGTACCCACAGGTTTTTCATTTACTTTATAAAACTGTATGTGTTTATATTCAGTAAACAAAGCACCCCATTGTATTTTCCAGTTTTCTGATGGTGTTTTACCATTTTGTTCTGCAACATAATGGTCTGTACCTTTGTATATATTATTTACTAGGTGATTATAACTTTCTAAATCATGACCTATTAAATAAACTTCTTTTAAATCTTTTATTTGTTCTACTGCGATTCTACCACTAGTAGCACCGGCTGCCCACCCTAAATCTTTCTTATAGTTTTCTATCAAGTCTGTTATGTTGTTTGAGTAATCTGGTTGATTAATCCAACTGACATTAATTGATGAATGATTAATCTGTTGTT